TCTCCAATACACAACATCTATAAAACACCAGACCGTTTAGAGTATTCTGAGCTTGACCTTAGCTTTATTATAGATGAAAATATGAAAAACTATGAAGAAGTCCTAAGATGGATGGAAGGTATGGGAACACCACAATCATCTGAGCAAAGAGCTGCTTTACAAGCATCTAAATACGGTGAAGTTACCGACATCTCGATAGTTATTGAAAACAGCGCAAGAAATGGAAATTTAAAATTTACGTTCACAGAATGTTTTCCAACTTCTCTCAGCGGTGTAGCATTAGATGTCACCGGATCAGACGTAATTTATCCAGAATGTGCTGTAACCTTTAGATATACAAATATGAACTTCGAAAAAATTAGTTGACATTTAACTCTTCCTGTGATAGAATAATCACATAGAGACTTGTAAACTAAAAAGGTATATTATGAGCACTGATGATATAAGCACTATCTGGGCAGCAGATTCAAAGATTGATGAAACAAATCTAATGGGTGAATCTAAAAGGATTCCAGAACTACACAACAAATATTATACCTTATATTATAAGGAAGCTTTGCGTGTTAAAAAGCTGCGCGCAGATTATAAAGAACTAGAGTTTGCGAAGCGTGAATGGATTGATGGATCGATGGCTGAAGAAGATCTTAAGGATCGAGGTTGGAAGCCGTATCAGCGAAAAGTTCTTCGTAACGATATAGATAAATACCTTCAAGCAGACAAAGATATTATTGCGTTAAGTCTTAAGATTGATTATCATTCTGCCAATGCAAACTATCTTGAAGATATTATTAAAACAATTCATTCGAGAAACTTCGTCATTAAAAATATGATTGATGTTCTCAAATTCCAACATGGGGAATACTAGATTATGACTGACGTGATTAACGTGGAGCAAAAAAATGCTGTGCATTTAGTAGTAACAGCAGATCCAGGTACGCGTCAAGAAATATCTGAGTATTTTTCATTCAAACCTGCAGGCTATCAGTTTAGCCCTGCTTATAAAAACAGAATGTGGGACGGAGTCATTAGACTCTATCAACCACTTCGTCCTGTTTTATATGTTGGTCTTTTCCATCGCCTTAAAAAATTCTGTGAAGATCGTGGTTATACGTTAAATGCGCCTGATCACTTGATGTTTGGTGAAAAAATTCCAGACGATTATGGATATGAAATTGCAAAAGAAATTGATTGTAAATTCCAGCCAAGAGATTATCAAAATCAATATATTGTAGATGCTCTTCGTGACAGTCGTTCTTTGTCTTTGTCACCTACGTCTTCTGGTAAATCACTTATCATTTATTTGATCCAGCAACATTATTTCAGAAACTATGATCATAGAACTCTTATCATTGTTCCTACTATTTCTCTAGTACATCAAATGGCTGGAGACTTTGTCGACTATGGTTGCGATAAAGATATGATCTATAAGATTCAAGGTGGTGTCGATAAAAATACTGATTCACCAATTGTTATTTCAACTTGGCAGTCTTTGATGAAACTCCCAAAAGAATGGTTCAGCCAATTTAAAGTTGTGCTCGGAGATGAAGCTCATTTATTCCAGGCTAAATCACTTCAAAAGATTATGGAAGGACTTGATGAATGTTATTACAGACATGGCTTTACTGGTACTCTGAAATCAGAAGAAAGTAAGACTCACCGCCTTGTTCTTGAAGGTTGTTTTGGTTCAGTTCGTAAACACGTGTCGACTAAGGATCTTATGGATTCTGGTACAGTTGCTGATTTCAACATCAAAGCGATTGTTCTTTCTCACAGTCCAGAAGCTCGCAAGAATTTCTACACGGCTTTCAAGTCTATTAAAGAAGCAAGTAAGAAATATCCCGCAGAGCGAGAGTTTCTTGTAAACAACCATAAAAGAAACATGTTCATCAGAAACCTTCTATGGTCTCTTGAAGGACAGAACAATCTCGTCTTGTTTGATCTTGTTGAAAAGCACGGTAAGATTTTAGAACCTTTACTCCAAAAAGAAGATCGCCAACTCCACTTTATCTATGGTGCTACTAAAGGCGAAGAGCGTGAACGTATTCGTCACATGATTGAAAATGATCCTATCAAGCAACACAACATCCTTGCTTCTTATGGTGTTTTCTCTACTGGTGTAAACTTGAAAAAACTTGATAACGTAATCTTTGCTTCTGGTTCTAAATCTGAAGTCAAAGTATTGCAATCAATTGGTCGTGCCCTAAGAAAGGGCAACGACGCCGATAAGGCGACATTGTATGATATTACTGATGACTTGTCTCATGGTTCATTTGAGAACTACACTCTCCAGCATTTCAAGAAACGCATTGAAATCTATGGACAGGAACAATTTTCATTCAAAGTCTATACAGTAGATATCTAGTATTGTTTAAAGGGCATAACCCTATTATACACAACGCTGGAAGAATGTCAACAGTTATTTTCACATTTATGAAATTATTTTCCGAACAAACTGGTTGACATTTGTTTCAAGATGTGTTAATATTATATCAATAATATACAAAGGAGGCTAGTTATATGGCTAAGGGCAAGAGAGTTACACGAAATTACGTGAACAACAAAGACCTTCTTGATGCACTGATTGCATATCAGGTAAATTGTAGAGAAGCCGAAGACGCTGGTGATGAGCGACCGAGGGTTCCAGACTATATTGGTACATGCATATTTCAGATTGCTACAAGATTGGCAACAAAACCAAATTTTTCAGGTTATTCGTACAAAGAAGATATGATCTCAGACGGCATTGAAAACTGTCTGCTTTACATTAATAACTTCAATCCAGAAAAATCTCAAAATCCATTTGCGTACTTTACCCAAATTATTTGGTATGCATTCTTACGTCGTATTGCAAAAGAAAAGAAGCAGATGTATATTCGTTTCAAATCTTCTCAGCATATGATCGCTACTGGTGGTACACATACAGGTGAAGATCTTAATATTCATCTAAGTACTGCTGCAGACTATATGAATGATTTTATTGAAGATTTTGAAGATAAACTTGAAAAAGATAAAGCAAAGAAAAAAGATAATACTAAAAATGCTGATGAAGATACTACTGACGAGGAAGAACTTTGAAAATAGCTATTGTAACCGACATGCATATTGGAGTGCGTGGTGACTCTAAACTGTTTTTAGACCATCAAGAACGTTTCTTTTCAGAAGTGTTCTTTCCTTACATTGATGAACACGATATCAAAGTTATTTTTGACTTGGGTGATACATTCGATCGTCGTAAATTTATTAATTATGTTTCTTTAGAGCGTGGTAAAAAGTTCTTCTTTGATCAAATTGCTCAGCGTGGAATTGATTATCATGCTCTTGTTGGTAATCATACAACTTACTATACAAATACAAATGAAGTAAACTCTATGAATTTGCTACTGCGTGAGTATGATAAGTTTCACATTTACGAAGACAAGTGTGAAGAGTTACAACTTGGTTCTACTAAGTTCTTGATGGTCCCGTGGATTAATAATAGTAACTATAAAGAAATGTTACAAAATATTCGCGAATCAACTGCTGATATGTGTATGGGTCACTTTTCTATTCAAGGATTTGAAATGGATAAGGGTCATTTATGCGATCATGGATTAACACGTGATTTGTTTGTAAACTTTGAAGCAGTTTATTCTGGTCATTTCCATCATCCTTCTACCTATAATAACATTTCATATCTTGGTTCTCCGTATGAGATGACTTGGTCTGATTATCAAGGTAAACGTGGTTTCCGTGTTCTTGATACTGAAACTCGCGAGCTAGAGTGGATTTTGAATCCGTATCCCATCTTTCATAAAATCGAATATGACGATGCTGATATGACTATTGAAGATATTGCTAATTTAGATGTAAGCAAACTAAAAGATACCTTCATTAAAGTTATTGTTAAGAATAGAACAAATCCGTACATCTATGATCTATTCCTAAATAAATTAACAGACGCAGGAGCAGCCGATGTTAAGTCTATTGAAGATTCTTTAAACTTAGAATCAGAAGGCTTAAATGAAATTATGGATGAAACCAAGGACACCAAAGAAATCTTACACACTTATATTGATTCTTTAGAAACTAAAGTTGACAAAGTACAGGTAAAAAGATTGATTGATGAACTATATATTGAGGCGCAGAGTATATAATGAAAATTCAGTTCAAGAAAGTACGGTACAAAAACGTATTGTCTTCAGGTAATTCTTTTACCGAAATTCTTTTAGACAAAAGTAAAACAACTCTGATTAGTGGTTCTAATGGCAGTGGCAAATCAACATTACTTGATGCCATTACCTTTGCTTTGTATGGTAAAGCTTTTCGTAAGATTAATAAGCCACAACTTATCAATTCTATTAACCAAAAAGATCTTGTAGTAGAAATTGAATTCAATATTGGAGCTAATCAATACTATATTAGACGTGGTTTAAAACCAAATTTCTTCGAGATTTCTTTAAATGGTACATTGATTGACCAAGATGCTGCTGTGCGCGATTATCAAACATACCTCGAACAAAACATTCTTAAATTAAATTACAAATCATTTACACAAATTGTTATTCTTGGTAGTGCTACATATGTTCCTTTTATGGAACTACCTGCACATGGCCGCCGCGAAATTATTGAAGATCTTCTTGATATTCAGGTCTTTAGTACTATGAATACTTTGTTAAAAGATAAAATCAGTTCAAACAAAGAAAGTATTACAGAAAACTCTTACCAAAAAGATTTGATCGAAACTCGTATCGATTCTGCCAAAGATCATAACGATTCTATTCGTAAGATCAAAGAAAAGGAAGTCGACAAGATCAAAGAAAAAATGTCCGAGCATATTAAAACCGTTGAAGATGCTCAGGCTAAAATTGAAACAATGCAAGATATTATTGCAGTATGTGTAAATGATATTGAAGATAAACCAGACGTAAAAGCAAAATCAGAAAAAGCAAAATCTTTGAGACGTGACATCGAAAGTCAGATTCGTTCACACCAAAAAGAATTGTCTTTCTATAAAGATCATGATGACTGTCCCACATGCAAACAGGGTATTGAACACGATTTCAAGCAAACTATCATTACAGATAAAGATACTAAGTTATTAGAACTATCTTCAGGTCTAGAAAAACTTGCATTAAAGGCTAAAGAATACGATGATCGTCTTGAAGCAATATCCTCTATTGAAGATCAAATGCGTAGTGTTAATCTTAAGATTGGTGACGAACGAGCATCTATTAAAGTTGCTAAGAGCGCTCTCATTTCGTATAAGAATGAATTAACTTCTGCTGAGGAAGAAGTAGAAGCAGTTGACATGAGCAAACTTGAAGAGTATAATAATACTTTAAGAGATATCGAAGATCGTCAAACACAACTATTTAGTGAAAAAGAAGTCATCGCAGTTACTGCTGCTATGCTTAAAGACGGTGGTATCAAAGCTAAAATCATCAAGCAATATGTTCCTGTAATGAATAAATTGATTAACAAATATCTCGGCGCATTCGATTTGTTTGTGGATTTTCAACTAGATGAAAACTTTAATGAAGTAATCAAATCTCGTTTCCGTGATACATTCTCATATGCTTCATTCTCAGAAGGAGAGAAGCTCCGTATCACACTTGCTATCATGTTGGCATGGCGTTCAGTGGCTAAACTTCGTAACTCTGTAGCAACCAATCTGCTCATTCTAGACGAAACTCTAGATGGTGCGCTTGATGGTGTTGGCATTGAAATGCTAATTGAAACATTACATAACTTGAATTCAGACGATAACATCTTTGTTATCTCACACCGTGGACATCAGTTTGGCGACAAATTCATGTCTCATATTAAATTTGACAAAGTGAAGAACTTTAGTGAAATAGCGGCTTAAGAAAGGCAAACGCATATTATGAAACAATTATCTTCGGTAGACATGAAAGATTGGAAACGTCATATCATTTCCGATGATCCAGTCCGCCCTCATTTGGATATGGAATGGCGTCTAAAAGATGGAAGAGAAGTTTTTATTTTAGAAGATGACGGTATTATTTGTTCTGTAGTATGTGTTGCTTTTACTAACAGTGTTGCTATTACTGAAGAAGATTTAAACAAAACAAATGATCCAAATACAGCCATGTTTTATACTGTTTGGAGTTATACCAAAGGGTCTGGTCGCGACATCATTTTTGATGTCGTAGATGTAATTAAACGTGATTACCCTCATATCAAAAGGTTTGTCACCCTAAGCCCGCTTACTGAAATGGCAGAAAAATTCCACCTGCGCAACGGTGCTGTGTTTTTGAAACGAGGGGAAACATGTCAAAATTTTGAATACTTAGTTTAGAAAGGATAATGCCGTGCAGCATAAAATAAGCGAGTTCTGCGACAAGGTTTCTGTAATGTATGAAAAATCAATGATTTTGCGGAGACTCAAATACGACACTCCAAAAGACAAACAAGATCCAATAATAATCAAAGCTCTGTTAGAAGACATACAGGCCTTAGCTCTTGATCTCGCTAGTGATAGAAATAAGCATGAAAAATTGCAAAAATAATGGTTTACAAATTGACTATTACGTGTTATAATGACTTATATATGATACACAAGGATTACTATGTCTAATTTTTACACATCTGTCGAGCGCTTCGGCAATAACATCCTATGGCGTGGCTATGAAAATGGTAAACGCTTTGAACGCAAAGTAAAATTCTGTCCTACATTGTTTGTTGGTGGGAAAGACAAAGATACAAAGTATCGCTCTCTTACAAACAATCGTCCTATGTCTCCAGTCAAAATGGACTCTATGAAAGATGCAAAAGACTGGATTGAGCAGTACAAAGATGTGCACGGCTTTGAAATTGCTGGTAGTACAAACTATGTAGCCCAATTTATTCA